GAAAATGCCTTTTATATATAATGTCGGCAATGTATCTTTCATCCGTAGGGGCAGACCTAGACCAGATTGAACCTCATACACGCGAACTAGGAAAAGCCGTAAACGAAATGCAGCAAAAACTTACGACCGAAGTGCGACTGTTGGAAGGAACTGAGATTGAATCCTATCTTGCAGTGAGGCTTGCTCTTGAAAACGAACTTTCAACCACGAAGCTTACAGAAGAACAATGGAAGAGCGCCTTACTGAATGGTTGCTCGACAACCGACCCTACACAGGACTCAAACGAAGAGTCCGAGACTTTATCGCGTTTTGCAGGGCTCTTGAACCACGACTGCCGCTTCGTGTTCTTAAGCAACAGGTCTACACCCTCGTCGAACGACTCATGCTCGGGGAAGTCGGACGACTGTGGATGCGAGACCGATGCTACGAGCGTGTATTGCGAATGTATGGAGCGAACGACCAGCGGACAGAGGCCTGGCACGCCAAACGAAGTGAAATGATTACAGCTTCGGAAGTCTATGGAGTCTTCGGTTCTGAATCTGCACGACGAGAAGTGATGATGCGAAAGTTGGAACCCAAACCTCCTGCCGAAGGAAATGCGGTGCCTGCATTGTTGTGGGGTACACGATTCGAACCCGTTGCAAAGAAGATTTACGAAGAGCGAACCCAATGCACGATTACCGATGTCTCGTGCGTCCAACATCCACGCTACACATTTCTAGGTGCATCACCTGATGGATTGATTGTGCCAAACAGTGATGACCCAAAACGCTATGGTCGTCTTGTGGAATTCAAATGTCCTATCAGTCGTGCAATGAAAGCGGAGATTCCACCTGGATACATTCATCAGATGCAAATGCAGATGGAATGCACGGGGATTGACGAATGTGAGTATGTTGAGTTTCGATTCAAACAAGTCAACTATTCAGAATGGGTTCGAAGTACTGAACAGAAAGGTATGTTTACAGTCTACGAAGATGGGAAGGTTGTCTACGATAAAGACATCCACGAAGATACAACACAAGTCATCTATTGGTTACTGACCTCCATCAAAGAAGACTTTGTGCCGAAGGACCCAGAGTGGTTGCCTAAACATTTGGAAGGGTTGACGCAGTTCTGGAATGAAGTGTTGGAACACCGCAAGCAAGGAACACTGCCGTCTAAAACAGAGCTTAAACAGGTCGCGTCATTGGATATCTAAATGATAACCTATGTATCATCGTTTTTCTACGGGAAACATCCAAAACGAAGTACTGAAGAGTATAAGCGTCATTTCGATAACATTGCAAGTAGTGGTGCTTCCATTCTACTCTTTTTAGATAAGGAGTCAACCTGGACATTTCCACCGAATGTTCGTGTTGAACGACTGTCTCTCGAAGACACTTGGGTAGGAACTCATATTACAGATACAGACTGTCTACCCACAACTCGGTCACCCAACGACACCTGTAACTACATGAAAATCATGAACAGTAAGACCGAGTGTCTCTTCAGAGCCTCTCAACTTAATCCATTCCAAACTGAATGGTTTGCGTGGATGGACTTTGGTCTTGCACATGTCTTTAAGAATCCAGTTGACACAATTCGTCGATTGACGACTCTGATTCCTCCATGCTATCCCTGTATTCGAACTGCAGGGATTTGGAAAGAGTCCAATAAGACCACTGACTTGATTGACTGGAGATTTGCAGGAGGTTTTATGCTCGCACATGGTTCCAAACTCGAATCCCTTCATACAAAGGTCTGCGATACACTACTAAGCCTTCAACCTAAACTCACTTGGGAAGTCAATGTATGGTCGATACTTGAACGCGATGGACTGGATATGGGATGGTTTCCATGCGACCACGACGATTCAATCATTCCTGTTACCTCGTTTCCAATTGAAACCTTGTCAACTGCACTCGAGTTTACTGAACCCGAAGGACGACAACATTATCGACTCTTAGCCAGGCTGTCCTCTCAATTCTATGGCAAAACACTCATTGATATTGGGACACATCGAGGCATGTCTGCATTAGCCCTTTCATACAACACATTCAATACAGTCCTTTCCTTTGACATCGAAGAGAAAGATGGACGCCCTGTGAGACCGAATGTTCACTACAAGAGTGATGATGTTCTTATGGGTCCAGGTCGAGAACTCTGGAAAGAAACATTACTTGCGTCTCCATTGATTTTCTTGGATATCGACCCACATGAAGGAACACGAGAATATGAGTTCTATTTATGGCTGCGTGACAACGACTACAAAGGTTCGTTGATATGCGATGACATCTGGTATTTCAAAGAGATGCGAGACAACTTCTGGTATAAGATTCCAAGCAAACATACCCTAGACATTAGTTCACAAGGTCATTGGTCTGGAACGGGTCTTGTTCGATTTGATTTGCCTAAGAAGCCTGATTCCAACTGGACCGTGGTGACTGGATACTTTGACCTCACGAAAATGTCCGATGCATCTCCGTCCATTAAGAGTCGTCCCTTTGAACATTACTTAGAGAGTGCACGAACTACTTTAGCTATCAACCAGAACCTTGTGGTCTTTTGTGAACCCAAACATGTCCAACCGATTATGTCCTTGCGTCCACCCCATCTACGGGAAAAGACACGATGCATGGTAATGTCTTTTGAAGACTTTCCTCTTACACAGTATCGTGACCGCATCGCAGAGAATCGGAAACGAAACCCTTCAATCGATGACCGAAATACACCGTCGTATTACTTATTCTGTATGGCTCGGTATGCGATGCTCAAACAAGTCATTCAAAGCAACCCATTTCAATCGACTCATTTCGCGTGGCTGAACCTATGCATTGAACGAATGGGATGGAAGAACCTCACGCAACTCAACCGAGTGTTTGAGCTCAATCGTGACAAGTTCTCAACTTGCTACATCGATTATCAACCGCGTGAATCCTATCTTGAGAACACGATGGCACAAGGACGATGTTCTATGTGTAGTGGCTTCTTTACAGGGAATACCTACTACATGAAAGAGTTCTGTGACCGAATTGAAGACAAGTTCATGGACTGTTTAGAGAAAGGATATGGTCATGCAGATGAACAACTCTTTTCACTGGTGTATTTTGACAAGCCATCCCTCTTTGATGTGTATTACGGTGACTATACGGAGATGATTACCAATTACGAATGGGTTCTCGAACATCCGAGAAAACCGCTGTATCTTGTCATAAAACATAGTTTCGAGGCAGGAGATAGAAGCACTTGTTTGACCGCATGTAAAGCGCTGTGGCGTTCCTTTAAGAAAGGATATGCAAAGCTCTCTGAAACGGAGGTGATTCATCTGATTTGGTATTATCACAATTCATTACATCTGCTTGGTCTTCCAGTCGAACTCGAATAATCATTGCCGCACGAAACATTGACACCACTTTGACCTAGGACTTGCAAACTTTCGATTCCACTCGTCAATCGTGTATTGACTGCCCATACTCATATTGCATCGACCACAAATCGGAACTAGATTGTCGACTGTAGTCTTACCGCCTTTGCTTTCTGGAATGTTATGTCCACATTGGAAATCAAAGACATTGATTCGGTTCGTGCACCAAGTCACTTTACATTTGCTATCAAAACGCTGACCAATTTGTTGAACCCAGACTTGTTCTCGTAAGGCTTTTGGAATCGTTGCCTTACGAGGACTCTTTTTAAAGACATCCGACACTCTCGCATGAAACACCATACTTTCTTATGAGACATACGATGTATATTGGTTCACTCGGAAAGGTGTCTCGATTCCGTCCACCCGCTCATGCTGGACGGGTATAGGGTTTAGGTGATTGGTCTGTTGGTCATAGGAGGAATCTTGAACTGCAACGGTTCGTGCAATTTGGGTTCGGTCCAAGAACTCGGGTTGGAATCGTTCGGTTGTTTTCATCAGTACGAGCACAGCCACTAGAAACGCAGCTGCAAATAAAAGCCACTTCGTCATTATCCTTCTTCACGAAAAAACGAACAGCTTTCTGTCTAGATGAAAGGATAAGTATGGACGAAGACAAAGCACTTGAAACCTTGCGAACAATGCTAGGACGCCGTGGTTTGGATACAAAGACCGAACGAGTGGTCACGGATGGAATTGAGAATGTGAACTTATATACCCTTGGAACCAGCCTG